CCAGCATCTCGGACTGTTCCATAGTACCTTGTATTTTCAAAATCAGCTGCAGAGGAGTTTGCCCTTGCACCTAAAACCCTGATAAAGGTGATAGCTGTTCGATTTCTTAAAAACTCTCTAACCGCGTATGGCCCAAATTGATCCTTATCAGGATCTGGCTCACCGAAGCGAGTAACAAAATCTCTATAAGACCCCAAAGTTACAGGAATAAAGGCAGGGCCGATGTCTGACGTTCCTACCACACCGGCTGGAACACCTACGACCTCAGCCATACGCTGAGAAAGATCAATTTCTCTTTCATAGAACCCGGGGGATCTGAATGTCTGCTCAGCCATCAGGCGATCTCCTTGTATTTACCTATATAAGTATTTTACCCATAGCCAAATATTAAACTATGTTATCGTTTCAAGATCTACCACAATCCTTGAGCTAATGACAGACTCTCCTGATCTCTGATTTCTGGTAAGTACCCTAAGCAATCTCTTTTTTTCTTTTCCCGTAAAAGGGTCTTGCACAATATCAACAATTTGCGCTCCATCCTGGCCTCTTGCAAGTGGTACCTTCCCAGTACTAGTTAAAATTTCAACATCAGATAAGATAAACCTATCAATATCTCCATCTCCATCAGGAGATTCAACTGTTTTAATTATTGGAGCACTTACCTGAGATGTAATAAACTCGATCTGCGGAGCTGATAGAAACTTTCTAAATGGTGATGGTAAACCTGGTTGATCCGGTGCAATCAAATACGCAGGTACCTTTATGTCAAAGCTATACCGAATTATTCGCTCATCATCAGTAAAATTATCAAAGTTGTCTCCGCTTGTCAGGCTAGGCTGAACAAATGCGGTGAATTCATATCCGCTATCAGATGTAAGCTGGTATGCAATGTCCTGGCCGTTAAAATTTGCCATCATCACCTCTAAAAGCTGATTCATGTGAATGGTATATTGAGTCCAAAATGTCACCTCATAGTCAGCCAAGAAGAACTCTGGATAAGGAATTGTGATAATTTCAAATATATTATCTCCTAGTCTTTTTTCAAGAAGATTTCCTGTATCATTAATTTGAAAAGATAGATTATTTCTATTTCTTCGAGATGCTAGCGCTCCAGGCTTTGCCCGATTTCCCGGAAAAATTTCATTGCTTCCAAAGTTTCCCCTTGATGCAACATTTTCTTGATTTTTAATCCTTAGCTTATTAATGATCTTTTGATAGTCTCTATCTTCCTTGCTCAATTTTCTTCGGATTGCATAGTATCCCTGGTCTCTAGGCGAGATAGCTGTTCCATAATTTCCTAAAGTAGGGGATACCTCTATAGATTTTCTTCTAATTGCCACAACAGGCAAAATCAAAGCACCGTTTCTATCTCGGAGTGGCTGACGTCTTCGAGTTAAAGCAAATCTTTCACCCGCCGCAAAGACAACGGGCACCTTAGTTGATTTTTCATTTATCTGAACCTCAAGAATAAGAGTCTTATCAAAGAGATTGAATATTGCTCGATCAACGTCTTCAATTCCACAAGGCGGAATTGAAAAATCATCCGGGACATTTGTTCCTTCATATCCTGAATCTATCTTACTCATATCTATCTCCTATGACTCATCATAAAATGCAGACCCGGGCTCTCCTGGATCAGAGGGTACTCCCCCAGAGCCTCTAGGTGACACCTCTGCGGGACCGCTAATTGGTTTTGTCAAAACTCCTGTTTTCTGAAGATCTCTCGAGTCTGCTGTTGGACCAAGCTGGTTGTTCGCAAATCCTCGCTGTTGGGCAAAGGTTCTTTGAACAGCATCTGGATCACTATAGGAAAGGTCAGTGGGTCCAAATATATGTGCCTCAAATTGACCCCTGCGAGCCTGCTTGCCCGTGATGGTGACGAATGACTTGTATTCAATTTCTCCAAAAATAGTATCCGAATCTGGTATCTTTATTACCTCAAAAAACACAGACCCATAGCTAAAAAAATCTCCCTCTCTTATGTCAATCCCTTTATCGATTAGATCCTTATTTTGAACATATGCCTCAATGGTATAATATTCTTCACTGCCAAATTTATTAGTTCTAATCTCCTGGGGAAGGTATTTTACCAAAACATCAAGCTCAATTGGATTTTCAAACACCTTATTGGGAGACTCCTCATATATCCCGTGGATATCTGATTTCTCTTCTGAGATTAAGAAAAGATATATTTTTTGACCCACTACATCCTTAACGAGCTCTTTTCCAAGATCGTTAATTAAGTTGATTTCTCTTCGAGTAATAAAAAGTCTAGACATCTAGTTATCCCATAAAGATAGCTTTGCCATTAGGCATAGGAATAAATCTTAACTGTTTATTAATAAACTCAGATCTTCCAGCAGCTGTTTCCATAATCTTGTCATAAGTCATTGTCTCTAACATTTCTTTCAAACTTGTCTTGAGGCCTTTTTGATCCTCTCTGCCGTTGGTGATTAGAGAGGTACCGTCTAGGGTCAAGGTTGCCCCGGGAATCGGAATATTAGAAAATTTAGATCGAATTAATCCAAGCTGTTCCTTAGCTAGCGCAACAACATACTGACGTATCCACTGGCGACCTATGCTATTAACTCTTGAATAAATTAGATTTCCAAAGGGAATATTCGATAGATTTGACACTCCTTGTATTGTCTCATCTTGATAAGATGGATTTAGGGGATCAGGATGAAATCTAACTCTAACCCACAGCTTTCTAGGAGCAGCAGATGCCGGTGTCGGAAAAATTCTAACCTTTGTACCAATCATCTCATATGAGTAATTTGATCTTCTGACCCTGTTGGAGATATCAAGCTGGCCAGCTCTTAGAATATCTTCAAAAACTGGGAGCACATAAAAGATTGTCTCCGGAGTGAAAGATTCAAAAGAGAATTCATTATTTAGATAGTTGATTGCTGACGTCGTATCAAAAAATCTGTATGCTGCCTGCGGGCCAAAGTGAAATATCTCCATAATCCTAAGCTTGGTCTTTGGACTTGCATTGCTAGCTGAATTAAATAAAACTCCCCCTTGCTCATCCTTTAGCTCTGTATATACGTCATAATCCTGCCGACTTCTTTGTAATTGAATGCTTCCGGATACTGTATTGTAAGAACCTCCTGTTCCAGCCTCCATGGAATATGGTTCAGCAAATCGTGTTAGATACTCAAGATTTTCTCTGGGAAATTTTTGTTCAGATCCAGAAAGAATACTACCCGTAGGCATCCCTAGAAATTGAATTAATTGAGACTTTGCCTGATACTGATTAAGAATGCTTCCGTATTCTAGAAAAGACTCCTCAAAATTTCCCCAAATTTGTTTCTTTGTTAGCTCAACAGATAATATATCATCGCCCAGCTTACGCTTGACGAACGTGATCATGTTATCGGCCTCTGTTTGAAATTCTGTGTCAGAATCAAAGAAGCCAAAAGGAGTGGGCTTGGTGGTATTTCCAAAGGTTGCCATTGATAAAAACGCTCTTGTTGCATTAATAAATATAGGCACCAAGCTGAGAAGCTCAAAAAATCAAATTACATCTCTCGCTTCTTATCCGGGATGTTTTTATCTTTATGATCTGTATTTTTAATAAATTCTTTTTCGCTAAGCTCAAAAAACTTTTGTTATAGCCCACCTAGAGCAGTTATTGCAATTAAAGCAGGCAATCCGCTTCTCACATAGACACCTGAAAATAGGGTTTTTGACCTGCCTCCGACATATGAGATGGCCGATTCCATATGATTGCTTACACTTGGATCTCCAGCCATCTCCGGAGTGACAATCAAAAGAAGAACTCCTGTTTCCGGCTTTCCACGGGGAGCAGGACATGGGGATTTCTGTAGGCAGCCTTGAAAAATCTGCAACCCGAGATTTCCGCTTTGTGGATCTCTTATCGCTGTTGTTCCTAAAAACAGCCTGCCGTCAGTTCTCAAGCATCGTTCGAGGTCTTTTGTATCAAACGACTGAACCGGGGATACCTCACTCGCAAGCTTTAGAATTTGTGCCAGCATCTTTGCAAATGCTGTGTTAGCTGCAGGATACATCGAGAGCATCCCGACTTTTCCTCTCAGCAGCTGTAGCTGGCGCTCATTATCAAGGACAATGTGGGGATGATTTTTTACATCAACCAGGAGCAAGTCAGCATTTGTCTTAATTGTCGGATTAAGAAGCTCCTGGGCTGTCGGAACAGATACCACGTATACCACCTTTCCAGTTCCTTGAACAGATTTTAAATATCTCTCAAAAGCTGAGTGTAAGACGTGGGTGGCACTGCCTGTACCTCCGCCGCCGCCAGCCATGACAAATAACCAGTCAACTTTTCCAAACTTAGCCTTAAGAGTATCTTCCACAATAGTGGCATTATCCGAAAGCACCTCTTTGCCTAATTCGACATCTTTTCCAACACCATCAGCGCCCTCGAGGAGCAAAAAGTGATTTGAATCTACTCCGGCAGGCTGATCCTTTACGGTTGTATTGATTAAGATAGTTCGAGAAAACCCTAAATCTAAAAAGGCCTTAGCAAGCTTTCCGCCGCCCCCGCCGACGCCGACAAAGCCGCAGTTAATTGCAGAGGGCGCCGAGTTTTCTGGAAGAAGATCATCTTGAGAGCTTAGCGCGTCATCTCCGTAGTGGTCGACGAAGTCAAAATCATCTACTGCAGATATAGCAGTATCAAGCTCTCCAGCGTCAGAGCTTTTCTCTTGCTCTTGTTCATTTTGACTTTCTTGTAACTTTTCTTCTTTGCTCACAGGGTGACCTCCTTGTTTTCTCTCTTCAGTAAGGGTTTTTCCACTTGAGCTTAATCCCCTGAGAGAGCTTGGCATCTTATCACAGAGAATAATATGATTAACTCCCCTGAAAGTAAATCAAGGGAGAAATTCATGTTTCAATTCAGTTACGCCAGATCTTAAACTTCAGCTGGATACGCACTAAACGCAAGAGATCCAGACTGAGCCTGAACAGCGAAGCCAAATCCATCACAATAGAGAGTCACAGAAGATCCGTGGGTGGTCGCGATGGCCAAAGCCCCGCCGTTTCCACCGACGCCGATTCCTCCGCTGCTCGCGACGCCAGCTCCGTAGAAAGAGGCTCTGGCAGAATCAGATCCGGTAAGATCATGCGCAGCACCGTTAGTTGTTACCGTGCCGGCAGCGTCTGTAGACAACGCCCTAACGGTAAATATTTCCCCCGGAACAGTGGAGGCAGCGGGTAGAGTAAGTGTAATTGCACTGGTCCCGCTGACTGTATAGACACCGCCAACTGAAAGGGAAGCATCAGCAGTCTTAACATTTTGAACTGGATTTCGAATTGTAGAGGAGCCAGTCAATATAAGTGTGCCACGAAACTTCGTCGTGTTTCGAATGTCTGTTCCTGACCCAGCTTCCTGAACTATTCCTCTTGTGTCATCAAATATGATCTTTGGCATAATCTCTCTCCTTTGTTCGCAAGCTTCCGATCCTCTGGCGAGTTCAGATGATTATATGGATCGGGCCTACCAATATATAGGACCCTTGAGAGCAAACGGCCCTAACCATTAAGTGATCAGATAAAAAACCTACTTAATCTAAAAATCGGTAATCAAATTTTCTTATCCATGGGTCAAAAGCGGAAGCGACCATCTCTCTTGTGTCATTACTATAGTATTCTGCATAGTTAATTTTCTTTTTACGTTGCTTTGATTTTAATCTTGGCAGCTTTTCAGGTGAGATCTTCAGATGGTCACATGCTCTCTCATAGTCTAGTTGCAGATTTTCATATCTCATAGAAAAATCTAAAGGCGTGTCATCACCATAAAATTCAGAATTTATTCTAGAAAACCACTTTAAGATATTACAATTTTTATCAAGCCCGTAGGGTCCTTGAAAATCCGCATAGGTGCAAAGAAAACCCTGGAACTTTCGTCTAAGACTTTCAATATCGTCATCCTTTGCTGGAGCTAGATGAGATTTTACCTTTAAAGAGAAGTGACGCGGATTCTCTGTGGAGATAACCTCTCCATCACTTCTTAGATGAACTGTAGGTGAGTGATAAAATGACCACCAGAAAAATGACACCATCACATCCCAGGGATTTCTAACTATGGTAAAGGTATAATACTCATTGAAAAGATCTTTAAGTTCACTAATGTTTAAAACTTGAACAGGGGTTGTATGCATGTGAAATATCGGCTTTATTATTGAAACTTTATTTTTTTCAATATCTTTGTGAATCAGGTGAGAGTATCCCGATTCGAGAAGATGCTTTACAGCGATATCTCCATCACATAATATCTCTATCTGATTGTTTCTAGTGGGATAATCAAAGTCACCTGATAGTTTTTCATCCCCGTGATCGGTTCCTGTTAAAATATCGCCTGGACCACAATGTTTTCCTAGAGACACCTCTACACTTGATCCGGCGACTTTCATGGGCTTAAAGAAAATAAATTTATTCTGGTGTGAAAGGATCATGGGAAAGTTTAATTTATCATCCTTCTCAAGTTAAAATAAAAAAGGGGCGGCCAAAGGCCGCCCCAGTTATTGAGTTATCTAGTCCGAAGATTAGATGATGTTCAGATCCTGAACTGTCACGGTTCCGTAGAAGTCCGCACGAACCATCTTCTTGCCATACCGAGTCATCACTCCCTTACGGGGTGTGAAGTCTTCGGGAGCAAAGATCGTCGGGGTGACGATGAGTGGAACGTAAGGTGCGTATACGTAACCTGTCTCGAGGTAGCTTCCGCCCTTGTACCCAACAAGTATCTTGTTGCGTGGGAAGTAGGGATCCTTGTAGACCGTGAAACGGTTACTTAGAGTTCCTACCGGAGCTGCGCCGAGAGTGAACGGATTGCTTACCTGTCCCTGACCGTCGAGGCTATAGTTCGGCTTATAAAGCACCGAAGCCTCGAAGATAGTAGCGACATCTGGACCGGTGACCACGAAGTTCGCGGATCCTCGCAGAGTCTTACGATGAATCTGGTTGGCGACGTCGATGACAGTCTCAACCAGAGTCTCGTACCACTCTCGAACTGTACCAGTGAACTGGGGTCCGATAGCGAGAGAGCTAGCAAGCGTCTGCGCGACGCCTGTCTCCTTGTTAACGAACTTACCAGGAGCACGTGACCAGTAGAGGTTAGCACCCCTGGCCTCGGTGAGGAGGTCGTTAAGGATCTCACGATCAATTTCCAGCGCAACCTGCTCAGAGAGAATCTGAGTGAGCTCTACCTCAGCATCTAAGCTGTGGTAAGCATTCAAATCCTGAGCGAGTTCTGGGGACCAACGAGCACGGAGCTTACGGGTCACTGCGGTAACCGCAATGGACTCGATCTTAATGTCGATCTCGGGAATGAACGGTGATGGGCTGGTCGCGTTAAAGTTCGACTCAAAAGAGGGAATGGTTAACGTGGAGCCATCAGTGCCGTCGACATTAAGCGATGGGCTGAGAACGAAAGAACCTGTGAGTCCTGAAGAACCCATGGCACCACCAGAAGAGTGATCTCCTCGAGCACCAGAAACAACGTTTAACCACACTGCGTTAGTCGTGTTTCGGGTAACGAACGGATTGGAGGTGAAGATGTTAGAAGTTGCATCAAACGTTCCAAGTTGGTTCAGACGCCGTACATTGAGAATGTTAGTTCCCGGCTGAATGCTGTTCGGCAATGCCTTATATCCCAACCCATCTCCCAGAAGAGAGAAGAGAGAGAACTGCTTGATCTGTGTAAGATCAGTAGCAGCAGGCACAGAGCTAAGGTTGATCAGAATAAACTGGAATCGACCGTCGCTAGCCTGACCACCTGCACCCGTTCCATCACCCACGATGAGAGAGGTAAGCTGGGGATCATATTGCAGCAATTTACCGTCAGTTCCCGTAGCATGTAACACATTGTTGTTACCAAGTGTGTTGCCAGCCCCATAGGCTCCGGATGTCGAGAGCGTGATGGTTGCAGAGCTAGTGTGAACCTGAGAATATCCGGTCCCAGCTAGATCATACTGACCACCTGTTGCCAGCGATCCAGAGCGAATGCCTCGGCCAACTGGAGCGCTGTAGATGGAATCACCCTTCGCATACGTTGCTGCATCAGCAGCGCCTGTTGCGAGGTTAGTGTTACCACCTACGTTAGAACCATACGTGTAATCCAGATAGAAGAGCAGTCCGGAAGGAAGACTCATCGGCTGAATGGACACTAGCTCGTTGGCGACGAGGCCGCCAAATACGCGTCTAACAATCGGAAAGGCTATGTTGGTGAATCCCTGAAGGTCACCGGATGTGGTTCCGGCGCCAGCGCCAGTTCCAATGGTGTTTTGCTCTCTAAGGAGCTGTGCAGCCTGATTTTCAAGTAGCATTGACATGCTTTCTCGATGCTGCCCCTCGAGGCCGCGAAGCAGACCTGTGCGGGCCCACTTCTCAACCAACCGCTGATTCTGCACACCCATGTGACGCTGTCGAATCCCTTCGGTTAGCTGGTTAAGTGTAAAAGATTTTTTGCTCATGTTGTTTCTCCTTTTATATTATAAACAGTTGCAAGATGTACTAACTTCATTTGTTAATTCCTGCAAGCACCGCCCACCGATCAACTTCCTGCATAGAATCAGGCGCGACTGATGCACGAGTCGTAGCTCGCGAGGATGAGCCTAGAGACCGACGTCGAGATTCATTAACTGTTCCTCTCTTGCCGCTTTCAAGACTATTAGTTAGGCTCCCGTATAGCAGCTTAACTTCTCTCAAGGTTCTTGCCTTATCTAAGGCCTCAATAACAACACGCCTCCGCTTAGGAGACACAGAGCTATTTTGAAGAAGCTTGTTAACGTAAAGAAGTTTAGCGTTAAACAGGTTCATCTCGGTCAACTGCCCACGAAGTGATTGTACTGCACTTCTGTATTCGGCAAGCTTACCGTGGAGAGCTCGACTTGAGCGGCTCTCTTTTCTAAGAGCATTTCGAAGCTGCCTATTCTCCGAATGCACGTTTAAATCGTCATCTTTAAATTCAAGAGGTTCCTTAAGAATTGTGCCGCCACCGAATGCGGACGCCATATCCTTGGCCTCTCCCTCAGACATCGCCTGTCTCATACGACTAAGCTCCTGTCTAAGCATATTTTCATCAATTTCAAATACCTCATCAAGCGGCTCTTCAAACTCAACTTCTGAGTCGACATCGATATCAAGATCCCCGCCGGGTAGATCAAGATCAAGATCTTCCTCATCCTCGATGTCTACGTCTACTTCTTCTTCCTCGACATCTAGCATGACAGATAAGTCTTCTGGATTAATCAGGTCAGGATCAAGGTCGCCTAGCTCAACACGAATGGCGGTCTCAAGGAGTTCATCTACGTTATCCATAGTAGCTGCCTCTTCTGCCTGGTAATATGCCTCATCCTGACCCTCAGGCGATGTTCCACCTTCGGCGAGGGCATCTTTAAATGCTCTCGATAGATCATCTAAGTCGATCTCATAAAGTGTTTCATTTTTTGACATGCCCGTGTTCTCCTGATGTGGTATGCTATCAATATCTATTATGTTGTTTTGTAAACTATTGGCACTAGATCTTAGATTTTGTGCTAATTCTAATATTTTCTCTCTATCAGCAGTATTTAATGCTGCAAAAGATTCCCCAAAGGCCGTGCGAACAAGGTCTTTTGCAGCATCGCTTTCAAAAATATCGTTTAGATCCGGATTCTCGGTACTTCCAACAAGTCTTAGCAAAGATGATAGTGCGGTTTCATCAAGGATCACATCCTCGCCGACGCCTGTATCTTGTAGTGATTCTTTCACAACACTGGATAACGAATCCTCTACGTCACCTGGATCAGCTGTTACGTTTCCAACAAGCTGCGCCTCTATAAATTGTCTAATTTTTGGAGTGACAGCCTCAACAATTGCATTCTTTGCATTCTGCTCAGCAACTTCTCTAAGCTGTTTTGCATCAGCAATCGCTTCCTCATAAAGTGATTTAGACATTTTCCACCTTCTCCAAGGTTAATTATTGTTTATATGACCAACTTACACGTCATATTTCATTTAAAACTTTTTTTATCTGACTTCTCGTTCTCATTATAGTTCGAATAGATGGATCTGGAATATTCTCAAGATGAGCAACTCGGATCCCGTCGTCTTCGGTATCCAGAGGACGTCTAGAAGTTCCATACTGAGTGCCGTCTCCTCCCACTTTCCCCGGGCCTGTTCTATAAGCAAACTGAGTTGTGCTTCCGCCCAGAGCTGGACCATCGAGATTTCCGTATAGAGATCTCATAGAAAAGGGAACCATGGTGCCATAAAGTCGAGAACCCGTACTAATGCCAGGCATATTCATATTTCTCTCCCTTAGGGTGGCAATGTCAAAGCGCTGACCTGTAGCAAATCCTCGATAATCAGCGTGAGCTCGGGCCCGGGGTTCGAGACTAAATGTACCCCCCATTCTCCAATTAATCTTACTAACAAATCTATCTATAAGATCTGAATCTCCCGCAAAGTACGCGTCAGAAAATTCATCAACCTCTTCGTCGAACTCTTCTCCCTCACCTTCCGGGCGCTGGAGATAGGGAAAGGTATCTTCCCGACGATATTCAGACCCTAATCCTTTTGGGCTAAGGGTTCCGTAACCGTAACCAACCCTTGCATCTCCTGCAGGAACAACACCAATGTATTCAAGCAGACTATTTTTTCTAGACCTTTCCATCAGATCCTAGATAAGATCTTCCAGAAATATACTCCCCGATGGTCTGATCAGAAATAGCCTCAGCTGTATCACTTGGAGAAGTCAAAGCGCCTAAACCAGATCCGAACTCAATACCAGCTATCGGAAGATCTCCCGTATATTCTGGCATTGTATATGGGGACACACTTCCTGGGCCGGGAGACGTTAAATTTGGAACATAAGGAGAAGCAGGCAGACCCTCGCCGCCGGTCTCAACATCTCCAAGATTGGGTGCATCAGCGTAGTTTAGGTCAAATGTACCAAACATATAGCCAGAGTCATTAACGACTCCATCCTTAACGCCAGTAGCCTTGTCACCGCTGCCCCCATTGCCATTAAATGCAGAGACTCCAATCTCTGTAACTGTTTCTACAGTATAGTCATTATAGAGAGGAGAGTTAGGAAATGAGGCAATTAGATTTTTATCTGATCGGCGGCCCTTCCCTCCGTCTCCCGGGGGACCGAATGCTGAAACTGTACCTTGTGTGTGAGTTGGCATATGTTAATCTCCTTATCCTAGATGTCTTTAAGAATTTTTCTGGCGAGCATTTTTCTTCTCTCGACGATTTTCTTCAATCGATATCTTACTTTGACTTCCTCTACCTTGAGAGCCTTTGCGTAGTCAATCTTCTTCTCAAGAGTCTGAGCAAAGTCAGAAGCCTTAACTTCTTTGGCCTTAATCTCTTTAACCTTTTCTGATAGAGACTTTTCAATCTTAGCCTTTTCCTCAAGAACAAGTCTCTTTAAAAGGCTCGGTGTAAGCTTTTTGATGCTAGCCATGTTTTCTCCTGCGCAAGTCATGATTAGTTGTCAATTATACATATTCACCTAAAAGAAAAGTTTAACTTCTAATTGACGGTGCAAATGCTAAATCTGCCCACTTTGAAGCAGATTCTCCAAATAATGATGCAGGATCATTTTGAGACACAGCTGCAGCAGCTTTATCAACAGGAGCATGAGATAAACCGCTAGAGTGACTTTCTGCAGATATCTGCTCTTGAAGAGTAGTTCTCGCTGTATCCTCTAAAATTGACGACAAGACGTTATCGCTTGTAAGATTTTTAACAGCAGATTTTATATTTTTTTCAAATCTTTTATTTTCCTGCTTTCCCTCACCAGAAAAAGAAACATGATCAAGGGAAGGTCGAAGAGAGTGGTTCGCTGGGTTGTTTTTAGCGGGGTTATTTCTAGCGGAAGAAGATTGTTCTCCTGCGTTTCTACTTTCTAGCAAAGTTGACTGTGAATTTGATAATCCCTCTGTTAGTATCTCAACTAGGCACTCCTTGACAATAGACTTTAAAACACTTCGACTTACTTTACTCATTATCCCACGCCCTGGAAGCTCGCTGTAACTGTTGCGACACCTGCAGCGTTAAGAGGGCCTGGAAGAGATCCAGTGATTGTTGGAAACTGAGTATGTTCAATTCCCGTTAATCCTGCAAGCAAGCTGAAGCCCGTGAGATTTTCACCAGCGGTCGAAGAATCTGCTAAAAAATAAAGCTCCTTGCATCGTATCTCAAGCCTTCCGGTAGTTTGATTCCCAGATATCACCAAAAAATTTCTAGAACCGCCACCCCCAGCGCCGGCATGATTAGCCGTGACACCATTTTCAGTAAATCCCACTCGCAAGGGGTACGCTGAAATGTTTTGAACCGTAAAAAATCTAGTCACGTATGGAAAAGTTACCTTTATCGGAGTCGTTGGCCCTACAGTGTGACCTCCCGAAGAGGTTACGTACGGCACGCCTGACGTTTGATATGCGGGAACAAAATTTGGTCCAGCTGATGTATTTTTCATGAATCATCCCAGTCTAAAATTTCATTAAAAATTCTATCGATTCTATCAGTTCTAGTAAAAACCTGATTTAATTCTTGTCTTATCTTTCCTTCACTCATCATGAATGCCCCCGGTGTTGAAGGTTCAGAGACCATATCGAAACAGATTAACTGAAAATCCTCCTGAACAATCTGATTTTCACCCTGCTGCTTGGTTGATCCTACCCCTCGAGAAGATATTCCTAATGTCACATTAGCATTGACAAGCTCTTGTAAGACCTTGCCGGTGGGAGTGTCCAGAAGCTCTATCGTTCCATAGACAACATCTCCATCCATATATGCATCACGAACTATATGAGATACACTCTTGAGCTCAACAACAGATGTCTCTGGATGATCACATTCACCTAAGGCCCTATTCTCTCGAATAAACTTTTGATAGTTTTTAATCTCCCTCTCTAGTATGGCCCTAGGGTATATTCTTCCATTCTGATTAAGGGTGTCTGATTTTTGCAACGGTCCCTTTAGAAAAATCTTGCCTGAATTTTTCGTCTTAGATTCATTTATCTGCTCAGGAGTATACGCGAGAGGCATCCACTCAGTTAATAATTTTCTATTTGAATCACTCATTCTGCCTCCAGAATCTCATTTTTTAATTGAGAAACTGTTAAAAATTTTGAAATGACAACATCGTTAATTTTTTCTAAATTAACATCAGTGACTTTTTCTTTAACTACATTGATCTTTTCAAGAAGTATCTGGTTTTCTGTTTCTGATTTTAGATCATCTAGGTTTTTGACTGTTAGCCTTCTAAGATTTTCAAGCATCACTTTAATCTTTTCTCCGCTATCTTCAACAATTGAAAACACGTAGGTTTTAATAATTTCTTTTTGCTCAGGGTTAAGTCTTTTACCATATTTGTTATTAAATTTTTCCATCATCAGCTTAACAACTAAATCGTCAGCATTGGGAGAATTTTGATTCTCAAGATGATTAACTCTCTTTTCTTCAAGCAATCTTTCAACAACCTTGCTTTCATATTGAATCACTCTAGAAAGACTAGAATTATCATTTTTTCGCCAGTCGTTTAAGAGAGTTTGAATTGTTGCATAGATCTTATACTCGGGAACTCTTTGATGATAAAAACCCACATCATTTATTTGATAATTGATATCTTTAATCAATAGATGCTTATCCCTCTCCAATGCTTTCTCATCACATCTTCGAGCAGCTGCCTTAGCCTCTGAAAGTATTCCTGCTGCAATTGAAGTATTGCTCACCGTGGAATTAGCCAGAGCATTAAAAAGCCTAAACTCCTTATAAAGCTCACACTCAGGAGAGAATCTTTTTTCCAAAATGTCAAGAGCGACCTGGGCTTTCTCTCTATTTTCAGATACGAGAGACGATGAGACATATCGCAAAAGCAGCTCATAAATTATTCCTACATTTCTCTTTTTGTTATGAGATTTTGTCATTTATCCTTCTCACTATCTGATTCGACAAGAATTTTATTCCTTGGAATACTTATTCTTCTCTCAAGATATTTTAAGCTTGACTTTAGCTCTCCGGTCATTTTTGCCTGTTGGCGTATTTTTTTATCTAAAAAGCCATTGATAAAATTTTCGTCTTTATCATTATACTCACCTTCAGCGGTAAGCTTTCCAAGAGAGTTCAGATCATATGAAAGATTTTTCATACCTGTCGGATCTCCGCTCACAGACCCAGCTGGTCCGGTATCCTCTTGGGGCCTAATTCCTGTATTTTTCCACGGCCTTTTCTTTCTACGCCGTTTTCTATTATAGAGCGCTCTTTCGAGCTCAGTGTCATCATCAGCTTCTCTTTCCTCTTGCGACTCTCCCAGCGTTAAGAATTTATCTACTCTATTTTGTGCCCTTATGGGTGATGACTCATCACTGATTGACATTACGACAAAATCCTCTTCATCAAGACTTTCTTTCTCGCCAGCTAGTAGAGAAAGATTCTGATTGTTTCTGATATCTGACGCCGCTATTGGAGGAGCTTCTTCATCCCCTCCTATCGCAGGTGGCGCTTCCAGGCCGCCCATCTCTTCGCCGCCTCCAGCTAGATCAAGTCCAGGGAGTTCTCCTTCAGCAACAGGTAAGCTTGCCGATTCAATCTCTAAATCTGAAATTCTATCTTCAAATCGACCCTCTTTTATCACCTCAATTTCATCATCAGTCAGCCCTAGGACATTCTTTCTCACCCACTCCTTATCAACGATCCCTTCGGGCACTGTTCCAGCTATCTCAAATCTAGTTCTAAATAATTCTAACTTTTGCTGCTGTGCAATTGTTGAAGGGTTAGAAAGTTGTAAATCAAAATCAAGTAAATCCTCTCCTTCAAATCCATTGGAAAATAAGTGAATTATAGCGATCTTATTTAATTCTGCAACTATCGTCCTTTGAATTCTATTTATCGTTCGAGAAAATCGAATGTCTTCCTGAGAGAGTGTGGCTTTTGCTCCGAGTCCCTCGTCATACCCTAGATATGCCTTTGGAATCTTCAAAGCAGCAAAAAGTTTAGCCTGAATGTATTCCACATCCTCGATAGCAGTTGTATTTTGACCTCCTGCTAGCGTTTCAATTTTGGTACCTTGTTCGGACCCTCTAACAGGAAGATAGTAATCTTCATCGACGCTAAGCGGATTATACCTGAGGTCTACCCGACCGGTATCTGAATCAACCACTTGACTTCTTTTTAGAGATGTTTGAACCTGCTCCATGTAGGCGGGAATATCCTCTGGAGGAACGTTTCCTACGTCAACATAAAATACTCTTCTCTCTGGAGATCTAATAACTCGATATACGAGCATTGCATCCTCTATTAGAATTAGCTGTCTCCAGATTCTACGAGCTGCCTCTAGCACTGACGAGCCGTACGGAAGAAAGGCATCATTTCCAAGCAACCTAAAGTGGGCCACCTGCCAGTTTTCTAAAACCTGATTGCCTTGTGTTACCCAGCGGAATCTCACTGCTAGCGGATCATCTGGATCAAATCCCTCTTCTCTCTCAACCTCGTTTACAGGCATGGGATAGGCATTGATTACTCCAAATTCTGGTGACACATCATTGAACAGAAAAAAGTCTCCATACTTACAAAGGTTTCTTACCCACCCAGAAAGATTAAACTCAACATTAAGAGTATCAAAAAATAAATCTTCTAGAAGAGCCTCAATTTTAGGATTCTCAGAGTGAATGTGTAAGACTCTTCCCTTTTCATCAGTCGCAACCGATTCTTCAGAGTAGATATCAAGACCACTAGAAATCTCAGGTGTGTATTCCATTTCTGAAAAATCTGAATATCTGGCCATTCTATCGTATGTGCCATACGCACTCATTGCTGTGCTATAGACGTGACTCTGTGTCTTCTTAAAGACTTCAAAAGCAGACGAGGTGGCCTTCTTACCATCGAACTGCTTGACCCTTCTCTTGATTACAGGTCCGCTTCTAAACAAGAGGGTTAATCTACGAAAAAGACCATCGCTAGATTCTGCCATTAATTACTCCGCTAACATCATAACACTTCATTAGGCAAACATAAATTACTTAATCAGCCAGTCAAATTCTTTTGAAATCGCCAACCTGTCATCCCACTTAGAGTTTCCAGTAGAAGAGGACTTTGGTCGGTTAGAATTTCTTGGATCCTCAAAATTGCTCATGCGAGCCCGTCGGTCACCCACAGTATTAGATACGCCACTATAATTATTTCTTTCAACTTTTATTGACTTAAGCATCGCATCAGTTAGTGCTCTACTGTCTTTTCCAATTCCGTCTGCTGTATCAAAAATCCAAATACCTATCGCTAAGCTCATCACCAGATCATCATTATATCCCTTCATGGCCTGAGCTCTGTTTCCCTTCCAGATGAAGGTCTTGACCTCCTCATGAAATCTTGAAGAGTAGATTTTAATCTGTTTATTTCTAATGATCTCTTCAAGCTTAGTTAAAATTAAACCCCTGCTTTTTCCACTAGTGGTAAAGCCTGCATTGCTTGTGTCGCTTGGGGGAACATAGTTTCCCAAATACACTCCTTTTCTTTTAGGATAATACAAGTTTGGGTATTGCAGTTCTTTGAGCTTTAAAATTGTTGCATATCCGTAGCTGTTATTTTCTGGACACAAAAGTGCATTATTATACTTTGTTCCGACCTCATGCAACATCTCAGCAAATCTATCAGGTTGAATTTTCCCCTTATACTCTGCGACTATTTCGCTATCATCAATATTAATTACGTGAAAGGCAGAGTAATCTTTTGAATCTCCCCTAGAGATATCTGCAGAGATGATGTAATTATTGCCAGATATCGGCTTAGACCACACCCATATGTTTTTATCGAATCCCCACCTGTCAATCGGGGATCGTATATTTGAATAAAGCCATCCTAGTTCATCATTGGTAATAAACGTATCTCCAGAAGAAGCAAAGTCACATAAAAATTCCTGCGAAACCTGTCGTTTTGAAAAGTTGTTACTTTCATGCTCAAACCAGGCCTGATCTCTCTCCGGGTGAACATTCCAGGGTAATTTTATTGGCTTAAATTCGTTTAAATTTGCCTCAGCATCAGTATAAAGCTTATAATACTGACCACCGACACCGTTTGGTGTTGACAAAAGGATCGCACGACCTCCCGTTGACAACGTAGGATAAAGACCCATCCAGAGTTCATCAAAATTTCTAACGAAAGCAGCTTCATCAACAATCAAAAGAGACAATGCTTCGGATCGCCCAGCATCCTCTGAAGTTGGTATCGCTTTTATAGATGATCCGTGACTAAATTCAACTAACTGTTTATTATTTGTTGTTACTGTGGGTAACATTAACCATGGTGGCAAGCTTCTTAGAATAGTTTTTACCTTTCTAATAAAATTTTGAGCCACACTTAGCTTTGTAGCAATAATGAGAACATTTTTATCTTTTTGAAAAAGAACCATCCACGTGGCAAACGCAGCTACAAGAGTAGACATCCCTAACTGTCTTGATTTTAAAATTATAGAGAATCGATTTTCTATAAACATTTCAACACATTCATCTTGAAATGGAAATGTATCAAAAGCAATCAACCCTTTTACTGGGTGTTGAATCTTGCAATAGTTTTTAAAAAAGTAAATGGGATCTTTTCCACATTTTACAATTTCTTTAATCTGTCTGGCCTTGTTTTGAATTGCCATTATGTCACGTCAAAAGTTGTTACTCTTCTGTAGTAGGCAATCCTCTTGGGAGAAAATGGTGACGCTGTTATCATCTCTAGACTATCATTTGTTCCCAGCTGCTTAACCTTTAAGGTCCTACCTGCACTTTCTTTAAAGTCAGCTCGACACTTTTTCATAAAGTCGTCAGTTAGCTTAACAGACTCATCTGCATGTCTATCGAGCTGCTCTCTATCGTGATATCCTTCTGGTAAGGTTACAATTGTGGTATACTGAACATTAAGAACCTTTCCTGACATGATGCCTCTTATGGACATCGAGGGAGAGACTTTTGTTGACCACTCACCCCAGGTGTCATTTAAAATCTGTCCAATCGCATTGATCTCTTGTGAAGTTAACATTGTAAATCATCCTTATAGATATCTATTTCGTTTATACCTCAAAACTTAGAGACATCTTTCTTCTATTACTTATTTCAGATAAAACTTCTTGTCTACCTGGCCTCCAGCCATTTTTATATTTTTCAAGATTCCCTTCAGCCCATTTTAAATTACATGTGTGACAGCATCCCAGCTCATCAAATGAACTGAAGTCACTGCTAGTTCTTAGTATAAACTTACAAATTTGACAAAATAAAGATTTTTTCTTTTTTTCTCCGTGAATCCTGATAAAAAATCCATACGGATGGAGTTTTAGATCACTTTTTTTGTTTGCCGACATAAACTCTTGAATCCTTTCCTTTTTTAGTGATGTCAATTACGTTATCAACCACATCCTTAACTGCGTCCACATGTGAAATAATTAAAATATTTTTAAACCATTGTTTAAGAGAATCTAGAAGCCTGTTACAAGATTCAATATTCATTTCATCAAGAGATCCGAATCCCTCATCAATAATCAGCAGGTCAGTCTTTGGAAGAGAAGAAATATTAATTAATGCTACTCGAATGGCCAGCGAAGAGATCATTTTTTCCATGCCCGAAGCTAACTCGATCACCCTTCTAGAATCTCCATAATTAATGTAGATATCCATTGCGTTAGAGTTAACATCAGCTTCGAGCTCAACAGTGAAGCCCACAGTATTTTGAAGAATCTTAGCAATTTCAGAATTAATGGCAGGTAAGTAAGACATGATTATCTGCAAGGGAATTCCCTTTTTTGAAACTGCCTGTAAAAATAAATTATGGGAAGTCCACTGATCCTTTAAAAATTGATATTTTTTTCTCTCTTCTTTGATTGTTTTGCGATCGCTTTTTAATTTTCCAATATTCTGAGCCAGTGATATTCTCTGAGCGTCAAGAGAGTTAATCTCATTGTGATAATCAAATAGCTTTTCTTTTATCAAATTTAAACTCTCATCTCTATCATCCCCCTGATAATTTTTTTTCATTTCTTCAAGCATCTTTTTAGCAGACTGAAGCTGGGTGATTATACCGAGAAGAGTAGATTCAGCTTCCCTTGTTTGTGATCTTAGCTGAATATTTTTCAGATTTATCTCTGATTCCTCCTGTAGTAGATGATTATACTTCTCTAGTTTTTCCTGTAAGTTCTCTGACTTTAACACGCTTAGGGCACTTTGTGATGCCTCTACTTGATCTAGCATCTCCTCAGCTTTTATCTTTTGAGCAGATACCCTTTTTCTATTTTCATGTGAGTCTTTGATAAACTTACAAGCGGGAAATAGATCACCGCAAGGGACCTCTTTGAGTTTTTTTATAGAGGTCTCTTGATTGACTAAGATTGTAATTTCCCTCTCATGTTCACTTCTAATTTTAATTAAGCTTTTTTCAATTTGATGTTGAGACTCTAGTCTTTCCTTTAATTGATCTATGGGAAATTGATTTTTAATATTTAGTATTTTTTGTAATTTTTCTATCTGCTCAAGTTCTTGATCTTTTCGATTTTTTATTTCTAGCCTTTGATGTTTGATATTTTTAGAAAGAGAATCAATTAAAGATCCCTGCCGTGTTAAGTCAGAGGAGGTGATTACGTCAGAATTTTCAAATGATGCAATTTCAAGCTGAATTTTATTGGCAGCAAGGCGTTTGGTGTTAATAAGGGTATCAAATCTTCTTAGTTTTGCTTGTAAGTTTTTAATTCTACGACGAATGTCATATACAGCAACATCCCAGTCTCTGTCTGGAACGCTTTTCATTTGTGATCTAATATCTGATATCTCTTCCTTGGCAACAGTCATCATTTGATCAAAGATATTGAGATCCAAAAAATTAGTCAAAATTAATTTTCGCTGTGTGGCACGCTCTTTAATAAAGGAGTTCATTCCGCCCTGAGAAGAAAGTGACGTCATCAAGAAATCCTCAGCTGTTCCCACTTTTTTTCTCAACACCTTTTCAGTCTCTCTTCTTTGCTCTTCAGTAAGATCTCTTATTACGTTCCCGTTTCCGTCAATCTCATAGAAGTTTAAGTGTGTGATAGCATTTACTTTTCCCTGTCTGCTTTCATGCTTAACGGATTGTCTCTCTGCTCTATAGTTTTTTCCATTGATATTTAGGTCAATCTCAGTTTTACAATGACCCTTTCTTGTATTGATAATGTGTAAATTTTTAATGGGTCCTCTATCAGTTGTATTAAAGAGACCATACATCAATGTTCCCACAATAGAAGACTTTCCACATCGATTCGGACCAAATATTCCGCTAATTCCTGACATTGTCGAGAAATCAATTTGATTATTTTTCCCATATGCAAACGTATTATCAAATTTTAAATTTTTAATTGACCACTTGATGTTTCTTGGGCTTTCATTAAATCTTGATATATGGGAAAAATATTTCTTAATTAGATCTTCAAGCTGTCCCCAGTCCTTTTTTGATATATCTGAATCCTTATAAAATTTTCTCATAAGACCGATGTGGGTATTAAGATCCCTAAGATTTTCTTTAAAGATCGAATCTTTTCCAAGATTAATTGTAGATGAGTCAATTGACTCATCAATTTTAAAAACCACTTCGTGAGACTTCTTTTCATGCTTGAGAACTGAATGCAGATGAACGATGTCTGCCTGGGGAATCGAAGAATCTGATCGAATTCTGTACCTTGCACCCGGGGGGATATCCTCCACCTGAAACAACGTCTCCTTGGCGGAATCCTTCCAATCAACTGTAATAAAAGGCCTACTGTGTTTGATCTCATAAAACGTGCTGGTAAACGATTGTTTGTTCTCAATCTCCCAGAATAAAAATCCTTTTCCTACAGCCTCACCATAGTTCTGCTGGATTGTTGATCCGGGATAAGCCATCGTTTTCTTATCATCTAAAAATTGACATGTGTGGATATCACCCAATAGTGTAAAGTCATAATCATCAAAAAATTCAGTTAAAATCTCTCCTTCAATTGACCAGTCTGAGTCTGTCTTAGATCCCCAAACCGCTCCGTGAAACAAGGCAATATTGATATCTCCCTGGACGGGTTTAACAGATTTCCACCCTTCCTCATCAAAACATGAAAATACACACCAGTTATATCCTGGGATACCCGTTGGATACGTTCCTGATTTCTTGTAGAGGTGCAGCCTGGGATTATCAAGTGCACTAATTATTGGGCTAATCGCATCTTGACGATCTTGATTTAAAATAAGACCATCATGATTTCCTAAAATAATATGAGTGGGAGCCACCTCTGCGAGAGATGTAAACCACCACGAAAGCACGTCAATTAGCTCAGGTGAGATTCCTTGAGTCTTGGAGTGAACAATATCTCCTCCGACATAGATTACATCTGGATTAAGATCCTGAGCCTGCTTAAAAAATCTTTCAAAAGATTCTCGATATTCATCATGTCGAGACATCCCTCTCCAGTGGATATCAGCAATGTGAATAATTTTCATTCTTTTTTTCCAATGTTTTATTGATACACACAGTTATTCTTCTTAGACGCCTGAGAGTTATTAAATGATAGAACCGCTATCAATTGATCTAATTTTATCAAGAAGAAAACTATTCTTTGTCCAGGCGTTCGCGTGAATTGACATGCTTTTAAACTCAGTCCTAGTCATCTCTCCAACATCTGAATAGTTTCCTGTGTTTGCAATCCTAACGTTACAATCATAGGCAGCCAGTAAGTTTGCAAATTTTTGAGATTTATTTTTCATATCGGAGTCAAGGGCAAGAAGCACGTCAGATCTATTGGCAGCAAGTTTTGAAAATAGCAAGCTGTCTTCTGTCAAAGACGATCCTAACAAGCACGTTGCATTATAGTTACACTTCATCAAGTCAAAGGGTCCCTCAGTTATGGTCACCTCTTGACTCCAGTCAATATTAATCTCATTAAATATAATTTTCTTTTTATTAATATGAGCATTCATATATCTAAACCTATTCTTCGAGTCAATAGCTCTAGCCACAAAATAATTAAGATGTCCAAAAAAATCAAAAGATGGAATAATTACTTTTCTTTTAAATTTTCCAATATTTGAGGTCCCTATTTTAAAATACCAAAGATCTTTCTCAGATATTTTTCTTGATGTAAGGTATTTTAGACATGACTTGATGTTTGGATCAGAAGATTTAAGGTTATCAACTAATAGACAAAAACCCTGTGGTAGTGAAATCAACTCCTCTTCTTCAGTATTTTTTACACTCGAAGAGCTTCTAAAAAAATTTCCTCCTAGATACGTCTCAACATACTCGCTGAGATCTTCTGGCCCAAAATACTTTTTTAAAATTGGATAAAGTGTTTTTCCACGAAGATCACAGATCCAGCAATGACACTGCCAGGTCTCTAGATTTATGGAAAACTTCTTTTTTCCTTGTGTTGACTTGCATTTAGGACAACGAACAGCGATATTTACTCCATCTCGAGCAAGAATCCCAGAACCAAATACTCCTTGCACAAATTGTGCCCTATCAGTCACTGTCACTAGTGTCACACTTTATTATTACAATAATTTCACTAAGTGTTCAAGTTTTTAAAAGCCATGGCGATGACATATGCATCAGCCATGTCAAAAGCAACTGGATCTAAAATTTCCTGATCCTTGCGAGGGCCACTCTTTAAGACCTTAACTGGCCACTGGTGATCTGTATCGCTTAGCTGAATAGAGACCCAGTCTAACACCTGCTGTTTTGTAGAGACATTAGATTTTCTATCAATTTTTAATCCCGCGCTTTTTCTAGCAGAATTCACATTGATAAATACGGGTTCAATTTCAAAAATCTTTTTTGAAATATAGGAAACCATTCCATTAAATCGAGCCAATGACAAGAGAGTTTTAGCAGAGGAAAATCCAGGACGAAATGCCTGGAGATTTTCTTCGATAACGACGTGGTGAATTTTATATAATTGGGAGATATTTAAAAGCTCACTCTCTATCTGCTGGGCCTTCTCAAATACATTTCTCTTGCCCGCCAATGGTATGTTACCTATATCTTTCACGAGACCATCAGACTGTAACAGACACCACCCAGTACAGCTTGTAGAGACATCTAGACCAAAAATCATTAAAAATCCATCTTAAGCTTAAATAAGAATTTTTCGCAGCTTCTTTTTAACATGGGCTGGGCCAAATTGGCCTTCATAATAATATTCAAATTATCATCATGAATGTTAATCTGATCTATGTAAACAAATTTAGGATCTGTGTCATTTGAATTCAACGTAGCAAAAACCGGTAAATAGGAGGGATTAGAAGATGAATTCACCTCGGCAGCATTACAAAATGCGTTAAGCGTTAAAATATGAACATCGTGTTCACCTTTAAACGTCATTTTAAACTGATCTTTTCCAAAAAAGTTTAAATGAGGTGATTTAATTATTGCAAAACCTTCATTATAAAAAATATTTCCAACCGTATTCCAGCCGGCTTGAGTAGTCAAACAGTCACCTCGAAAGAGTCCACCGTAGCCGTCGTCCCTAAGAGAAATAGACACCTTTTCACCTGAGCCACTTAAATTTTTATCAATCACTGAAAGAGACCCTGGAAATATTTCCTGACTATAGAAAAGGCTTGGAATGTTAAACATGCTAATCTGATTAGAAGATCCGTCCTTTAATCTCTGAAAAATGGCGAGGTACTTTCCATTCCATTCTTTTCCGAGATTTTCTGGATACGGACCTGAGCAACCTTCAAGAAATTTGGCCTCGGCCAGGGTCTTTAAAAAGAAATCTCGCGTGACCAGTGTCTCAAGAGAAATTAAAGAAGGATCAAAGCCCCCAGCAGCATTAATAAAATGGCTCATGGGAGAATCTGAGGAGTTATATGGCTTGGTTCCTGACACTAATAAGTTAAAGTTTGGCACAAAGAGACCGTTATCACATGGAAGAACAGTTAGGTTTCTCTTTCTAATTGATCCGGTTGCATAAAGTATTTCATTCATAGATGCGCTAGCTGGAAATGACGGACTAGTTGAAGCTGTTAAATTAAAAAGCCTGGCAGGCTTTTGTCTTATAATCTCAGTTGTAAAATTCTCAAGATTAATTAAATGACCTCCAGGACCATATGCAAGAAAAAGATTAAAAGGCTGAGCTGATGATGTTGTCGTAGTATGGCTTGGGGATACGAGCATCTCCCTATTTTCGAAGGCCTTCATAAAAAATGGGGGAACGTAGAATGCAAGATTTTTTATGCTCTTGGGTCCTGTAATTGATGCACTGTAGACTTGATCGTCATCTAAAAACTTGTTGTAAATCTTTACATCGTGAATTTCAGCATTGAGAGGATGTGCAAAGGTGTAACTTGAAGGATCAACCGATCTGCCTGGCGCAGACGGCAATCCCTCTCGAGTCGCAGCATTAGAGTTAAAAAACATATCGAGGCTGTCGGCACCCTGATTTCTTCCTTCATAAAAATTTCCCATACACATTACATCAGGATCGTTTGAAAGCATGTCTGTAGCTAACGGCGGAGCAATTGATGCTGAAGGCACTACGAAACCGAATTCGTTTTTGTCAATTTGAATACTTCCTGAGCCTAGATTTATCCTCTGAGTTCCCCATCTTACCGTAACATGATGCCAATGATTTCTCCTTAAAGAGCCATCTTTTGATAAAAATATTAGATCTTGTGGGGATGATCTCTCATTATTAGCAAGATTTAGATCAATCTTTGACGGAGCAATATCTGCGCTGTGGCTAAGCTGTAGCATAATTCTAAATTTATCAGACTGGTTAATGCTATTTGTGCTGCTTCCTGTTACTAGAGAAACAGCAAAGGTGGAAGAGAGATGAAGAATGGTTCCCGCTTTAAATTCCTTTCCAGTAGGAACGCCTGAGACCATGTCATAGTCATTCGTATATCTTGGATTTATCCAGAAATCTACCGTAAACTCACCTTTCGGTGTATAGGGCATCTGATTATTAGAATATGATGCACTAAAATTAGGGTATAGGATTACTGAATTATCCGGAACCTTTGACGAGGTGAAAAAATTTAAACAATTATAATTTATATAAGATAGGCTACAGTTGCTGTAATCAACACGGTAAGAATCCATTAGGATGTCTTTGATAAAACCTTTTATAGTTGTGGTTTCAGTAAATTTCTTAGTTGGCTCTAGCCGGGTAATTTCAAATTTTTTCTTATTTTTCGGATCTTCCCTAGCATTATTTACCGCTTTCATGTATCCGCTTACCAGATTTTCAACGTTTGATGTGGGTAGTCCTTGAATTTTTTCTTTATTGATAATCCTTGAGGCTCTTCTCATTGGGTATTCGCTGCCCGGGATATCTTCAACAAAAGCTGAGATCGAGCTTGAAAGCGCTCCAATCATCTTAATGGAGGGAGACGGTGATATCACCAGCGGCATTGATCCTGTCACCGAGCCTGATGGGGGCGAAAGGCCCGCCGAGGAGGACAAAAAAATCTGTTTGGGATGCGTCACTAGTGTGACGTATTCAAACATATCAGCTTTAAATCTTGTTAGAGACACTACGCTTCTCCGCCGTGATCAGCGTAGGTTTTAAAAGTCCAGCCTTACACGGAATGTTACATCCTTTTCGTCATTCTTTTCAATGGGTCGGCTAAGCTTAGCAACTGCCATTAATTCATTATTTGAATTATAAAGACATACAGAAGTTATAAATGTAAACGGCTTCTGCTCACCTTCAAATCCAGGGTCAACCACGATTATTCTTCCACTTGAATCCCTATAGGTGGGATTTTGAGATAGATTAAACTCATCTGCGGTCGCTCTGCAAAATATCAATGTTGAATAGATATTTGTAATATTTTGAAAGGTTATAGCTGTGTTTGTTGAGCTTCCAAACCTACATGTGGCAATGTGATTAAGAATATTATCAATAGATGCAGATACCAGGAGATCTGGAATAAATCGAGCCTGGAGATTCACTCCAGCCGGCGGGCTTCCAATGGGAGACTCTCCCCCAACTACAGTCTGCCCGGCCGACCAGTCATTATGACTATTAGGTGACATCGCAGAGATGACTCCTGAGACAGCCTCTGTTCCAGATATTATCTTCCTAAGGTCTAGTGCAGCGATGCCCCACTCATAAAATAATATTCCGACATTTCTGCTGGTATCGGATGAATCCACCAGCATTCCCATCTCTCCTCCGCCCGGGGCTCGCTCACTATACCCTGAGGAACCCACGTCGGTGTAAATCTTAGACCCTGACGGAGAGGTTACGTTAAGGTTGGGAGAGAGGTAACGTGTCACGACTTCAGGACCGGGTTTGGAACCTTCATTCTGGGGATCATGAGAGGCACTCTGAAAGAATTTCATCGCGAATGTCTCTTTCTTTATTCTATCCCTGGAGAAAAGACGCTTGAAGCACAAAAATAGCACGTCATCCATGTTATCGTAAGGGGTTATGACATTCGGTACGTCGCTCTTGCCTTGTATATTCGTCGAATTGAATGGCGTGACAAATCTTGCATTTGAATCATCTAGCAGAAGCTGTGCAAACTGACGATATGTAAAAATCTTCTCTCTCATCATCAGAGATGTGGAGGGAAATAGTGCCTTACCAGACGTATCTAGACCAATAGAGGCTCCGGTAACCACAGTGCTACCCGAATATAATCCAAAAGACATGTCAAATAACGGATTTGCTGTTTGAAGGGTGAAGTCCTGATCATATATCGTCTGAAACATCGAGGATGTTACCCCAGGTCCGACACCTCCCGTAACAAAAACCTGATATGACTTTCTTGTCGATGATCCGGAAATATCCTCCTGGATCACGTCCACAAGCTGGTTTAAAAATGACTGTGCAGGTTTTATATCTGCGGGTGTAATTACCTTTAAAGTTGACATTATATTTTCCTAAAAGCCTTGTCTATGTCCTATAACGCGCCAGCGACGAGAAATTTGAGATTGACGAGAGCTGTTGCTCCGGAAGTCATACCTCGGATCTTCATATAAGATCTCGCCTGTGACTTTGATCCCTTAAGGTTCACCGGAGCACCGGGAGAGCCACCCGCCTCACCCAGATAGTTCAGAACATCTTGATAGGCAGGAGACACAGCGAGATTGAAGTTCCCAACACCACCGTTGTAACTGTTATTCCCGGTTGCAAAGATTCGGTATACCGCGATGCCGTTAGGCTGCACTATCGGAGTGACAGCCCCAAGTATCTGGGATGATCGGTGAAAAAGCTTAACCTCAAAGACGCTATCTCTGAGACTGGCTGGGATCGTAGTTCCTATCAGTAGCGCCTGTTGAACCGTTACCGCACTCACGAGAGCCTTTTTGGCGGTGGTAAACGTGATAGTGTTTGTTGCAGAGTCATACTGATCACCGCTGATCTTGAGAGTTGGAAGAGCCGTCAGCGTCTGCTCGTTGGCACTGATTAGGTGATGTCTGCAAGCCGTCTCTGGGTTTGTTGTCGCCTCAAGCACCATAGTTAGCTTTTCAATATATTCTTTTCCGATGATCCTTCCATACTGACGAATGATGTTATACTGCACCTCGTCGTCTGTTAGACCGAATCTCGTTATCTGAAAAGACCCATCAAATCTAGAAAGCAGCTGTCTTCCTCGAGTTGTTAACACCGCATCCATAATGATGGTGTTAGATGAATGATCTAGAATTCCTGCCATAGTTTACTCCTGATTGTAATTATATCGCAAAATAAAAGACTGAGTAAATCTTATCATTATAAGATTCAATAGATAAATATTATTGTCATCTGAAAGCATTTTTTAGTCTCAGTTTCCCTAATAGCCTTTCGCTTAAATCTTTCCAGTCAGCCCAACCGCCTTGGACTTTGTTCCGCCACCAGGGACTCCGCTTCCGCCGGGCATTTTTCCTTCCTTGAGGCCATCGAGATAATCTGAACCCGCGCCCGCCTTTCCAGTAGCAGCACTTCCGCCGCCGCCGCCATACGCCTTATAGGTAAATTCGCTAGGATCAAGTGTTAGTGTCTTAATTTCTGCACCCGAGGATACGTCGGGTAGTTGTGTACGTCGGTTGCGCTTCTCGCAAATTGTAATGTTTAAGATTTCCGACTCTAAGAGGTCTGTATTGATGATTGACATCACATATGATGGATTGTCACAGTCTGCGTAGATTAATTCTAACTTATTGTCATTCTCATCATATACCTCGAGGTACTCTGGATCAAAAAAGATAGTCATTCTATTGTGACCCGAATCCTTCATAGTGTCCACAAATAAATCCATGTTCAGATAAAGGTTAGGATAAGGCTTGGGAGCACCGGGCTGTGAGATATAACCTTTTTGCAATCTGTTCTTAAACACGTCAAAAGAGACGAGAAATTGCTCAGAGTAATTTGAGCTAAGACCGTGGGCGTCGATGGCACAGACAGCATAGATGTAAGCGGCCTCCTTGTGAAACTCTTTATCTAGATAAAAGGTGGCTGCATATCTCATCTTTCTAACAAGGCCAGGGTGAATCATCTCAGGATTTGAAGTTTTTATGAGAGAGTCATCAAAGTCATATTCCTCTAAGAGCTGAAACGGCTGGGATATGTTTTTCCTTCTGAAGATTTGAAACTTTTTGATATCTCGTTGGGGGTTATTGGGTAATCCCCAGGAAAAAATAAGATCCTCACTTTCATACAGATAATCAAAGTTTATCTCATCTGGCGGTGGGGGCGGGATATTTTCTGTAGCGACGATCGCACATGTCTTTCCTCTAGATGAGACCAGCACACGAGCTACAACGACACCTCGTGACTTGGTGCCGTCACTATTTAGCTGCAACGCCTCAAATTGAGTTACAGTAACCGCTCGAACCCGATACTGATATGCTCCTCCATACATCACTGATGAGTCTGTCACAACGGTGTGATCTGGATTTTCGACGACGATTGGATCATGATAGATGACCTTTCCCTCTTCAGTTACCTCACTTTTCTCAATAATGTAACCGATCAGAACAGAGGCCTCATTATATCTTCCGAGGGGAGTAGACTCGAGGCTTGGCATCGGACCGATCTGATCAATCGGAACAATTCCGTGCAGATACTCACCAGCAGCGATCTTCCCAGGTGAGGCAGACTGAATTGCCTCGCCTTGAATCTGCCGAGTCTCAGGTAGCAGAGAAGTCAGCTCATCCTCGTAAACACTCATGTGCTCATCCGCAGAGGCTCGAAGCAGAGTATAAGCATAAAGATTGTTTACATTAAAGTCAATCTCAACAGATCTTGGACCAAATAAAGTCTCCATCACCAGCTCTTCTCGAACATCAGCGCTAGAGACCCTCGCTCCGCTGGCCTGTATGTTAGATAGGGCCTCTGTCACCTGCTCTCCCAGTGTTCCATCATCGTGGGTGTTGGCAAAAGACTTGTCGGCATAATATCGCTGAGCTCCCTCAGTATTAAAAACGACCCTCTGCAGACTCGTCGGGCTAAATATCTCCTCAGACTCCTTGAGAAGAAAGTAAAATTTTTGATCGAGGCCGGTGTCATGAATGTGAATAGAGCTAAAGCTTGCATTCGTAATGGCCTCCTCATACATCACGTCAGCAATATTTCTCAATATCGAGATGCGCTCTTCCTGCCCGTAGGCATTGGTGATATAAATCATCTCATCTTCATAACTTATACCGACCTCACTAAAACCGTCTTGCTGACGTTTTGTGGGTGGCGCGATGACAGGTGCGACAAAGGAGATCTTATTAAATCTAGGAATCTCTCGAGTCATCGCCAACATGCGCATCTCAAAATCACTCATCGTGGTTGGGCTGAGCGTGATCACGTCTCCCCTTGAGCTGACCCGCTCATCACGAGTAAAGAAGTTATACTGAAATACACATTCCAGGTCCTGAACCTCAGGTATGTCAAATATCGTTATCGGTAATGACGGATACGAAACAACAGAAGTCACTGGCCCAGACTTTTTCTCCTCCTTGGCACCTTTGCCTTCGTTGGTCATCTGCATGTTAGCCATTAGCTTGTCCTCCTTTTAAATATCATCTCGGTCAACGGTTGAACACAGTTCCGACCGGGGCGTTGCCTGTGCCTTCAACTGGGGGGTTTATTACTTTCGTCTGGACGATTGGAATCAGCTCCACTGTCACAAAGAAGTCGTAATACCTCGCCCTAGAGACGCTATTTTTAAAAGCCTTGTCAACACGGTCATAAAAGTAACTTCCGATCTCACTGTCTCCCGTGAAAGGCTCTGGCCCACTCTTAGGAAGTGTCTTAGGTCGACCTTTACCCTTGGGGTATTCCTTGTTCTGTTTCTTAACTGCCTCTCCCACATGCTTAGCCGATTTACTGGCACCGCGGTGAATCTCAACAAATCCATCCGGGTCGACTAGAAAGGAGAACACACGATCGAAGAGACCTGGATTTACGCATCTATCAGCATAGTTCTCAGAGTTAAAATAGGATGACCTCAAGATTTCAGCAGACAGGGACCTAAACGTGAGCACATCATCAGCTGTGGGATTTGCCGGTAGCAGACTTTTCATCTTCTGGATCACTGTCTTGAACGCGTTTAGGGTATCTGGATCGGGGGTGGAGCCGAAGCCCACATCTTTGTATTGAAATCCTGACTCGTCTAAGTCAAGCCCCACCAGCAGCTTCACGTAGATCTTGAGGTAGGCGTCAATGGCATGATTGATCAGCATATCTCTTCTATCTGTCAACGAAAGCAGCGGTGAAGTGTAAATTATATTCCAGGAATTCATAATGGTCATGAAATCACCAGGCGTTACCTTGGCGTTGGGTTGGTGAAAAAACTTATAAAACATGATATCTTGTTTCACCATCTCTATCATGTCTGCTGTAGCCATCTTATTGAGGGTGACGCTCCTGGCGCGAGCCTCCAATTGGTCCAGATATGTGTCGACGACAAAGTCCGGCATGTTGAGGCCTTTCAGAGCTGTGGAGTTATCCAATAAATCCAAGGGCGATCCGGTTCCGGCGCTGCCGGCTCCGGGGTCTGGTCTTTCTCCTTTTCCTCCTCTTTCCTCAAGCCGAAAGTGTCGGTCACCTGCTGATCGGGCATCTGGGTCGACCCATAGGGTGGTGTCAAAGACAAACTCCATCGGAAGGAATCTGGTGAAATCACGCTGGAGATCTCTCTTGTACACCTTTATCTTGATTATGGAACTATTTTTATAACCCCAGACCTCTTCATAATTTCTCGCTTTGGAGATAGCATCGTCTCGAAGCTGATTGATCATGCAACCGGGAATTCCCACAGAGAACAGCCGTTTTCCCATCGCTGCTGGGTCCTCATGAAAGTTTTCAGTCTTAAGAATTGTCTGTAATCTCTCGCAGGTCTGCGGCGACACCACCTTTACCCCAGGAAGATAGGGATACAAATTATCTGTAAGACCTAAGGCAAAAATATTTCTCCACATCAAACATATCTGCTCGGGACACAGATCAACTACACTAAACTCGACGTCCTCTACCAGTGATGTTATCACAGCTGCAACCCGATCGGAGTCGGCCGGATTCACCACAGCACCCGATGTTCCAGCGAGCCCTGACTTGAGAACCTCAATTAGCTCCTTATTCGCGACCGACACTCTCTCTGATGCTGTATAGAGGATATAGCACATGTTGATCACCTGCATATCCTCCGCGGTGATATCTGCATAAATTGCTCGGAGCTCTCTTCGTACCTCCTCTGCATAGCCATATGCCTCCGAATCAAGACCTTGAGAATCTAGTAGATACAGAGCTGCTGAGGCGAGCCGAGTCCCTTCAGAAGGATAGATATCAATTCTAACTCGATTTAAATAGTAGGAACTGAAATAATCTTCAAAGGTTTCAGCACCCGGGTCCAGATCCGCAGTCCCCCCTGATCTCTCTGTCACCTCCGCATACCCTGTGCTGGCGACGCTCACAGACATGTACCGATCAATTATTCCGCGCATGACCTCATAAATTAGACACATTCTAGCCATACTTGAGATTCCAAGTGTGCTAGATCCGAGAGCGGTAAGCCCAGCGATACCTTCCGTCGTAGCCTTGCCGATCATTGTACTCTCATAGCTATTAGCAGCTTCAGCTATGACGGTAAAAATTTTATTAACATTCATGTCAAGCGCATCAATTAGCGCAAGTCCCCATCCGGTGGTCAGGGCACTCAACCGAGCAGCTTCATCTATAACAGTTGTATTTGTCTGAGTTCCCGTTTCAGACTCCTCTGTGATTGTCTCATAGGTGTTTATGAAAAAAGACGTCGCCTCACCCAGGGGCTCCTCAATATCATCTGTATAAGGAGCCTCGACTATTGATGCGTTAGCTGTAACTTTATTATGCATCACCTGAGCAAGGTCTATAAGCGATTCAAAAAGCACTTCATTTTCCGATCCAAGGGCAGAGGCAAAGGTTTGAATATCGTCTAGATAAAATTGATAATTAGAAGAATGCGTATCTGTCAGCTCGTCAGGTATGTCTCCCATAGCATCTGTAGGGCCGGAGCTGGTCATACTAAAGGGACTATCTAAAGAATAGGATGATCCTGAATTATAATATTTCCAGAAAGCTGACAAAAATTTCATTAGCCTAAATCCAATCTCAGGATCATCTGCGTGCATTAGGATCGCTAGGCAGGCTGCCTCATTGCTCCCAATCGAGAGCGAAAGCCAGGGTGTGGTAGCAGATAGGTAGTTTTCCAGAGAGGCTAAAATATCCTCGAAGATGACAGCATTATAAAAATCCCCGCCGTGGTTTCCCAGTAATAGGGTCATGGCACCGGTATTGAGATGTCTCATCTTCAGGTAGAAATCCTCGGAGTAAATAGCCAGCGGAGACTCGACCACGGCCAATCCGGGGCCCATAGTTGTTGTCAGCAAATGGGTTGTAAAGAACTGTAATCCATCTAGATAGTCCGCGGGTGCACTAAGCTTGATAGATGTTTCAAATGCTAAAACAGGCACTTGCTGGCTCAGGGACGTCGGTGGAATGAACGCCTTGGCTGCCGCACCGCCCCCGGTAAGAGTAGGAGTCAAGATCTCTCCCACGGTATCTCCAATCGCACTTCCTAAGAGAGCGTCCGGGCTTACCAGGCTTGAGCCCGTACCCCCTCCGGTGAGAGAGGAAAATAATCCTAACGAACCAACCCTCCCCGCCATTATAGATAGGGTGGCATCTCTTGATAGCGCGTGGAGAATAAACCCCACACGTTTCGTGTAGTTTCTGGGCATCTTAGAGATAAAGGAAAGATAGTCACTATACCTAAACAGGCTGGGATCGTTGCTAAAGCCTATGTTTTTTGGGTCAGTGCCCATCTTTGAAAATAATTTAAGCGCCGCATAAAGTTCCCCATACGCATCCTTTATGTCATCATTTATATAGAACGGATTGTCCCTTTTTCTTGAAATAAACAATTCCTCCTCGGAGGTTACAAACTGGGTCGACCCGTATAGAATGGTGGACTTTAAATCTGTCAAGAGCTGCAAATAGATTCTAGTGTTAGAAGAGGTGAAAAAAGAGCTGGGAGAAAACAGAAGCTCATCAGTAAAATACTCAGATAACTGAGTAGATTTTGCCCACAGCTTCGTCCTTTCGGGAAGCATCATGGTGATATCCTGAATGCTATCAGAAAGATTAATCATTGAACCAAACCCGCCTGGTCCGGTGAAAATCGGAGTTAGGTTATAGCTTTTCAGATCTAGAGCACTCTCAATCATTTCAATTGATCCGTAGAGAGATCTGAAGTAAAAAACAACGTCCATCGCGGTCTGAAATTTTAGGGACGACAACTCTTCCAGCCACTTTGCATTAGCTGGAGAGAGAGCCTTTCCGAGAAAGTTCATTGCATTTTCATGCTTTTGTAATCTCGACTGTAACTGAAGATCTAAAAGCTCAGCTACTGGGGTGGGAGATAAATTTCTGTCGTAAGCAGGCTGATAGTCAAAGACCATTAGGATGTCAGGTCTCACATTGGTCATTCCTCGATTTTTTTGCCTTTCCTTTGGAACTGGAACTGGAATAGTAGTGTCAGGTACATTGCTTGTGGCCTGTTTCATGGTGGGGCCTGTCGATTCTGTGCCAGGAGCGTGACGGAGAAACCCCATGCTTCCCGCCTCTACCATATCCCTCATGACAGTGGACTCTAGCTCCGTGCCTGAGGAGAGGCGCTCGGGATTGAGTCTGGAGTCGAGGCGGCTCTTCGGGAGGCCTCCCTTGACAACGACCTGGCCGCCGAGCCCACCGCCGTCGGTCAGAGACATGGTGGTGGCACCCACTGTGAATGTACCGCTCTGGCCCTTCTTGGGTGGTGCGCTAGGTGCCCTATTTTGACCAGACATGAAGTCCTTAACTTTTGAAAATGGCCGGGCCTCTTGTTTTTGAGCAATCTGGGTGGGGAAGGCTGTCGTCGAGGCACTTGGCTTTTGCGGGCGAGCGCTGGCCGTTTCCTTTGCTCCCAGGTGAATGCTCGTGTTGCCAGTGACGTTTCTACCAGTGACGCTTCCTCTTGTTTTAACGGAGGACAGCGGATCCTGAATTGTCTCGCCTCGAGGCTTAGATTTTGTTGTAGACATAGCCGCTTCTCCTTATTATACCTATTTTCATCCCAAAATTAACACTTTAGTCGAGGATTAGGACCATCTCCAGATAGCTGGCGCGTAAGGTTTTCTGAGAGACCTTCTGTTACAACTATTGTGTGGGTCTCTAGCGGCTCGATTATGGTAGACACTCTAAGACCCTTCCCGCCAGGGGCACCGTTAATAAACTCGGGCTTGACTATAAACTGACATCTCCCTGGAAAATATTTTGCTTGGGTGATGACGATCTGATACCGACCGTTATCTAGCAGAGGGTGGCAGCTTGTAAGCGGGGAAGTGGTACCGTGGGCTTCGAACAAACAGGTAAAATAATCAAATTGCTGGACGTCTGCGCCCTTGTCGGGATACCAGGTGAGAAGGTGGTCGTTATTGCCCAAGGTCTCACACGTAAGATTTTTAATCTTGGGATTGGGCTTTCTGGCCATGACTCGCTGGAAGGTCTGGCTGCCTGTCCTAGAGGACTCCTCTAACTCCTTGTCGCTCATACGAGCGAAATCTGGGAGCACTCCGAAGCGATCAACTCCAAGAACCTTCACTGGGTTCGTCGGATCATCACGACGAAGCTTGGATAGTCCAGTGAGACTCTTCCCTGCTGCGGCAGTGGGTGCTACAGCAACATCTCTAGTCTGGGTGACACCCAGGTCACGATTTCGTTTTTCTATCTCAAGGGCGACCCCGGCCTTCAGACCTATGGCATCGTTGCCCTTCTGAAGCTTGGCGTAGTTATAAAGCGCCTTGTTTATCTGGGCCACCTCAAAGACATAGCCGTACTCGCCGCCGGCGGTAGCTGTTAGATCTACCCAGGGCTTGGCAGCGTTGTAGACCTGTATCCCAAAGTCCTTTTCTTCGCCTGTGTTGAAGTTGTGGCGCTTAACATACATAGCTGTAACAGTCTCGGTGCTGATCGCCGGCCCAGTGGGGTCGTAAATAACTCCGTCGGGGACGCCACAGTCGCCGCCCTTTTTTCCGGGTGGGCCCTTAATCTCCCCGATGCATGTCTCGGCCATGAGACCGTCTGGTCCGTCAAGTTCTCCTTCGTACGAAAGAGAGTCTCCCTTTGATATTCCCTTTGTGCTCCCTATCTTAATGTCAAAGCTTACGTTCATCTTTCCCGCTCCCCGACCGGAAAGGACATTATGTCGGGCCACGCGGATGGAAGGTGCCTCATCAATTCGGTTATCATAGAGGGAGATACCGCCATAGCTAGTCCAGCTTGTTCCGTCAGAAAAGTGAAGCCTACAAGTGAGATACTGCTCCTCACCCGGGGGAATAAACTCCCAGACCCTCGGGAGAACCCAAGACATCTCCTTAGACCAAGGCTGGGTGACCTCTCGAACCCCCTTGTAGGTAATTTCTTTAATCTCCTCATTCCTTGTTCTATTTCCCATCATCAGGGAGACAGCAACACAGGGGTGGATGTTGACCGCCGTGACGATAATCTCTGTCGTACGGATTACAGTGGACATGCTGGAGAAGAAAAGCTGTGCCCGGATACGCTGTCCGGGACGAGATGGTGCCTGGGCCACAACTGAGCTGAAACATCCGGAGCGAAATTTTCCTGACGGCCTTTGGAACACCGGAAGTGCTCGAAATATTATCGGTCCAGCGCCTGCAGCAGTGTAATCGACCTCTAAGGACTGTTGTGAGCATCTAAGGTGGCCCTCGTATATCAATTTCCATAAACTCGGGATTGGAAACCCATCAGTCCTGATCTCTCGAGCATAAATTGCAACCCCGTTAGAGACTGAGTCGACCTGCTTGACAGACAATCCTATGACTCCGGGCCTGCCGGAGACGCATGCGCTGATGATCGGAGGCCGCCGAGGAATATTAGCTTGATCAATCAGCTTATCTAGCGGGATCAGGTGCGTGCTAGCCTGAAGCACCTGATCCCAAGGATCATGTACGAAAATACTGGCATAGATCTTACTCAGGTTTCTTAAAGCAGACGCCTTTAGCCGGATGACCTGACACACCTTTTCGTACCTCCTAGACTCCACACAGGTTCTAGCGAAGACATCTCCCGGGGCGAGCTGGGCGGCGACTCGAATTCCCCTGGTCGTTGAGAAGTTATTTGATGCAAGGTTGACTGCCGGAGCATTCCCAGTTGCTGACCAACCGCTTGCTACACTCCCTTGATCCCTTTGGGCGGTGATCTCCAGCGCGTCCCCGTAGGCAAAGGAAAGTCCTGTTCCGACGGTCACAGCGGTGCGCAGAGGCCCGGTACCAGTGCTTGTGGTCATACCCGGATCGACGAATTGTCTTGTTGCATCCATCGCCATCGCCGATGCCGGCATCGTCAAATCCGAACGTGTCGTTACTGTTGAAGTAAGTGTCGGTGACGAATCGATGCCGCCAACAGGTATCGTGGTCATACCACCACCGCCGCTGTCGATGGCGGATTTGATCCCACCGCTGGCAGCAGCATCATCGGTGCCGCCGCCATCAGTTACTGTCGTCCCTCCGGCACTGATACCGTCGCTCGTAGCGGAGCCTCCGGAACCGTATCCCGGAGATGATGTAGGTCCACCTGCCTTTGGCATGAACATGGTGACAGCCCTCGGCGCATGCTCAGGTTTTTCCCGACTGGAGTCCATCTCCGTGACTTCTTCGGGGAACCCGAGGTCAAAAAAGTCACCAGAGTAGAGTGGTGCTTCGCCCTCCGTCATCTCTGTCGTCTCGGTGGTCGAATCAGATGCGGTGCCTGCTTCGACCTCAATAAGACAGGTGCTCCACCGCAATCCATAGTACTTTCCCTCAGTTAACTTCTGATCTAGGGTGGTGTTACATCCGGCCTCGCGGAGCTCCTTCTCAAAGTCCCTCACGTCGTTGTTGTAAATGTTGCAGTAGGGATTCATCAGCGAAAAGGTCACAGAGAAATTCTGATGCTGAAGATCATATGTCATTGAGCTGGGTTTTCCGTATGCCTTTGTCTTGCTGTTCTTATTAAGGTCTCTCATGTTTTCATTGTATGACAGCACAGACTCTATAAATTGTTCGGGACTGGAATACACATCAGGATGTTCTACAGATGGCTCGCGATCTGATAGGTGAACCATTATTGATCCCACGTGTCCGCTCTGGAAGGCCATCTTATCAATCTTATATTTAAAATTGAGAAGAAGATCTCGACCCCCGACGCTGCGAGAACGGGAAACATACCCAGCTAGACTGCACTCCTCCAGGGTGACGTATGTCTTACCAGTCTTGGTATTGTCAGATGAAAACATTAGTCTATCACTATCGTAAAGAGATTAACAAAGGTAGGTATTCCGGACTCACTTAGGTACACCTTCCCCGCAAAAAATACACGCTTAGAGACCCTATCACTATCGTTAGGATCATTAAACTCTCCAAAGTCGATCACGTCGAGCTTGGTCATCGTCCCATTGCATCCGCTTATCTCAAACATCTGCATGACAATGTTATTCAAGCGAGAGGTGTTGGAAAACTCGATGGCTTGAAAAGGCTTGGTTGGTCTATTTGTTCTTATCACATTGCCGTCTTTAAAGATCACGTCACCTTTCAGATATGACACTAGCGTAGAAAAATTAAACTCTTTTTCTGATAGAATTCTCTTTCTCTCACTGATTAGTGCATTGACGTCAATAAATTCGTAACCCTTTCGGCCTGATCTGTCTATTGTTCTTTGCAACCCTATGGCCTTTTTTGCCCGTTTGGTTGCGGGGGTTTCTGCTCCTGGGGGAGCAGTGGGCCCGAGAAGATCTAATATCTGCGGAGGCGGATCTGGGGGTGGGCGACTCATGGCAGGACTCTTATACTGTCTTAGATCAGGGTATCTGCCAATCGGCATGTTTCGAGGCATTCCCGGAATGGGACGGCTCACTGGGGGCAGATATTGAAAATTATCGACGTGGTGTAATCGATAATCTAAAAATAAGGGCTCGATATCCTGTATCTTGGCCACTGTCACATCTAATGGTTGAAAGAGATTTTGATCTGTTATTAGGAATTCAATTTCATTTTCTGATAGACGAAACTCCTGATCATCTAGCGTTGTGTCAATCGTTCCAATTAGCATCTGATTTTTAAAATTGTCAAGAGTTCCTGACAAGAGATCTCTGCTTAGAGAGGCAAACTCAGTGCTACCAGACACCTGGACAAAGGTTCCTCTATTGGAGCCTGTTATGCTTTGCTTGTATAGATACTCTCCGATTATCTTAAGAGGACCTCCATCATATCTGACAAGCTGCCCAGTGTCATCAGCCTCAAGCGTAATCTGATCAGCGGGAAGGCTTGTTGCCTCGTGATATCCTCTCTCTGAGGCATCGGTCGATCCGCTTACTGGGTCTCCCTGATAAAAGGACCTTCCGTCTGAGAAACTCAGGAACCTGGGTACTAGCTTTCCCTGAGCAATTTGTCGCTTACCTTCTCGAGTGACGATCACGTCAAGTATTCGAGTCTTATTATCAAGTATTCCAGCCATCTATTATAAGTATCCCAAGATAAAAATCTAATTTGATGGTCGAGAGGAGGGATCGTACCTTGGATTGTTTCGATCGTCATACGGTAGGGAGGAGGTGGAAAAAAGGCTCTTATTTGAGGACTGGGTCTTATGAAAGGTCAGCGCTCCAAACGTGCCTCCAGAGCCAGCATCGGTGTCCTTTTTCCAGATTCCATCCGGCGTCATTCTCTGATTGGTTAACATCTGCACAAATTTTACCTCCACAGGTGACATCGTAGATACCCCTTCAGTACGAAATCCCATAGCACCATCATAGGCCGCTTCGACGGTCTGAATTGTGTAAAATTTAGAAAATAACCGCTGCTCAAGCATATCCCGATACTGTCCGTAGTGATCCCTTCTAAAGACTGAGGAAGTGTAAAGAGGCTCATAGGATAAAACGCCGTACTTCATTCCAGATGATCCCGTTAAAGAAGCATATGACAGCTCCTTTACTGCCGGAGAGGAGTCAATCTCTAAGGCTGGAACTCTACTCCACCCAACGCTAAACAACACCTTCCTTATGTCAGACGGATCTCTGAAGCGATAGCCCGTGTTGGTTGCTGAGAATGGACCGAACTGGCGTCCCATTTGAATTTTAGTGGTGGACGCCAACACTCTCTCCGGGTCTCCCGCGTAGGGCCACGGCATTGAGGAGGTTAGCTGCTGGAATACTCCGTGCTCAGTCTTAACTAGATTGGTAGCCGGATTATAGGTTGAAATAAAGCCTGACCTTAAAACATATGGTGGGATGTTCGGCATCACAGTGTCATAAAATCTCTCACCGGCATCAGAAAGACGAACCCCTCGCAGGAGAGACCCTGTAGTTCCTACACCGGCGGCACCGGCCACAACCCCAGGGCCGCCTGCAGCAGATCCTATAACCGATCTAGTATCCACGGTACGAGCAATCTCGCCTGCCGGATCTCCCCCCACTGAGCCTTCGCCGCCGCCAGTCGGTCTCAGCCTATTAAATCCACTAGTTCCAGGACTTCCAATTACGACATCTATATAGGATCCTGTATACGCCGAAGTAAGCTCAATGTCATACTGATCGACTATGGGGCCACTACTTATGGCCTCGTGGATTGCATTAGAGGTTAGCTGTTGAGAAAGAGAGATCGGTGAAACCCCCCTATTCTCTCTAAGTAGCGATCCAAAAAAGGTCACTGAAGCCTTGCCTGGCATCACAGTTAGCTGAGATGACGTTATCTGTGTCGCCATGGATGATGAAAACGTATTTAGGATACCTCTAATAGATAAAGCGCTGTCGATTCCAAACACGATCTCATCTTCTGGAAAGAGAAGGTAGGGCGATAATCTGTTAACATCTGATCCGAGACTCACCTTATAAGTCGGATCAGCCACAGGATCTGAATCTCCTCCAAAAGGTATGTGGGCCCGCGTGTCAAAGACCTCGATGGGAAGGTCAGCCCTGGTGGCACCCATGTTGCCAATATCAAATTGACTAAATGTATTATCTCCATAGCTTGCGCTGACGCCCACCTTTCCTGTGTACTTCGAGGGGGCACCCACTGTCTTTCCGCCGACAGATTGCTGGGTCTCTTGTAAAAACGGTCGGATAGATGTCCCGCCAGGCCAGTAGTGTTGCAATATGGCATAGGCAGCGTTGCGATCTTCTCCGGCACCCGAGCCTGGGGACGACCCCAGAATCATGCCCGGCTTACCTGTGGATCTCGGGACGTAATTAACTCCTAAGAACTGGGGTGCTGCCACCGCAGGGACGAGCTGTAGGCGAACTGATCCGCTGAACTCACCCAGATATTCTGTGGTGTTATTAGTGATAGGCATGTTATAGTCATGAGAAAAAGCCGGCGTGTTGATAGGTTCAAAATCAATCCTCTCAATACCCGGATACGTAATAGCTGCAATCTTTGAGTTATAAAACGTCATAGCTCCGCTACAGACTAGGAATCTGCTGCTTCCGGATACGTCGAATCGGCTGTCTGGCCCGCTTCCTGGGCGAAGCCTTCGCTGCTGACGATAGATGAAAAACATCCAGTCATCCTGATCTCTCTCAGCACTTCTATCCTTTACCGTGGGTGCTGATCCTGATTTGAATCTATGCTTTCGCTGGGCCTGAATTGGGAGATCGACGACGAGCTTCTCTAACAAAAAGGGATGGTTTATGAAGTTTGACATCTTCATGGTCTGACTAGAGGTGGCGTGATATTTTGTAGAGAAAGGTGCAAGATTTGTCACCGAGGGCACACCCACTCTTGGATAGTTTCTCTTTCTCGCTAGACCTGAGGTCAGAGGTACTCCCTGCGGGCTTGCTAGAAACTGTTGCGGCCAGTTATTTGTTCCTGAGTGTGCATTGATTACAGCGGCGACAGCGGACACCTCAGGAGCAGCTCGGACCGCTCCAGCCCAGTCAAATTTAATATCACCTCCGGTAGCTGCATCTGTCAATCCGATCTGATCCCACCTTTGTAAATTAAAGTTATAATAGGAAAATCCGGTAATATCTTGATCATAAAACTGTCCAGATGGGTCAAGGACGTTAAGTCTCTCCTTGGGTGCCCTGGTGAAAACCTGCTCACGGGATGACGAGAGAGATATCTTAAAGGAAATTTTACTCTTGAGAGGGTCACGCAATCCCGGAAATACACTACCCATGGTTCCGGTAAGATAGTAAGGCGTATCTTGAAGATAGATCCTACTTTCGTCAAACGGCTGAGGGGTTTCATCATTTCGAAATGGGCTGGTATCCGGAATATATCTTTTTGTGATGGGATCATAGTATCCCCTCGGCCAACCCGAAGCAAGATTTCCGTCTGAAATTCCCAGACGCATGCTTCCGATTGTCACAATGTTTGCGTGACTGTTTGGACTCGCAACGTAGGTTCCAAACCTCTCCAGTCCACCGCTGGATAATAGAAGCTGGGGATACTGAACCAGCGTCATGTCAGCTATGTCTTTTCCAAAAGTTCGGCTACCCGGAGAGTCTGTCATCGAGCTTGTCAGAAATGTTATCACATAGGTATCATCAAAGGGTTTTGCGTGAGAGCCTCTTCTATCAGGGTCACCTGTTCTTAAGATGGTAGGATACCTACCGGGATCGATATCAAGCTCCCTGAGAGTTACCCTGGTTGGTAAACTTGTAATTCCAGATCGGGTATCTGAACCGCTAATTACAGGCATTAGTTTTTACCCTCGTGTTCGAGTCGAAGAAGACCACCAAACGCGATTGAGTCAGTTCCATCGTACGTGTTGTTGGCGTAGTGAAACCCAGCAGTCGTAGATTTCTTAAGAAAGTTTGTCATTCCTGTATCACTTGATCCAAATTGGGCATAATCATACCACGTCGAGCCTTCAAGCGCGCCTGACATTTTCATCAAGGTGTTAAATTGGGGAGAAGGTGTTGTGTCATTAAATGGGTTGTGTTTTCTTGTTGGATAAGATGTAATTCCGGGTTGCGCTAGCCCTACAAAGCTTCCGGTTCTTCCCAGACCTGTCGTTACGTTATAGATGGCTGTCCCTGACAGAAACAAGCCCTTTCCCTTGTTAACCGCGAGCAGCGCGTCCACCGGATCTGAGGAGATTCTGACCCCATCCGTAAAGGTGTTTTGAGCATCCTGGAAGTGATCACACTCAAGCGGAATCTTCCGATCAACAAATTGTAAGATAAAATCTGTACCTTTAACAGGATCTATGTTTCCGTCTATCACATGTCCCCTAAACGTATTTGCTGTAAAGGGCTGCTCTGCCGATCGAAACTGAGTCCCTATCGTTCTAATGGCCAGAGGTTCTATTATGCCATCCATCTGGTCGGGATCTTTAAATGCAGGGTCCGCTAAGACAATTGGATATATTGCGGCATTATTATCTTGCATATAATCAACCGCATTAAACCTGGAAACGGAGTCATTAAAAGGAATGCCCTCGTCTTTAAAGAGCTTGGGCTGTCCAAAGTGATTTGGTTCCACAAAATAATTTCTATCAAAAGGATCAAATCCGTAGTCAGATATTCGCCAGGTTAAATTACATCTAAAGTGTTGAATCTTGGAGTGAATGCCCTCTCGGAATCGATTTATTTTTCTGGTGTCGACTCCTACACTTCCGCTAACTCGAGGTGACCTAACAAGTAGACCAGACCTGATTCCTGGCATCAGAGAGTTAACAGTAGAAGACCCAGTAATACCCGGATAGGCGCCTAGCGAAGATCCAGTAACATGGGTATTATGTCCAAACCGATCCTCAAAAGGAGTCATGACATCAAATGTCAACGGCTGTTTATACGTCATTTCTATGCCCTACCATTTACAGATCCTAGCAATAAAACGAGGCTGTTTCGCTTCAAAATCAAGCTCTTCTTTTGTTCTAAACTGCTGATCAAAGTGATAAATAAATTTATTTCTTTCAAGTGTATGAGACTCAATAACAAAATTAATTCCAAGATAATTAGTCTTTTTAGGTACAAGCTGAGCAATTATTGTTCCCATAGAAGTGTCAAACCACTTGAAAAATTCAAAGAAGTGCTTTAGATTAATTCTTCGAAATAAACGATCAAAGTAAATCTTTCTTGCCTGAACAATTTCAGGATAGCTATGGGAAAATAAAATATTCATCTCTCCCATCGCATTATCAAAAAAATCAAGAGTTGAAAATATATTCATAATATCTTCATCTAGTGCCATTGTTGTAGACAGATCAATTGTAAATCGTGTATCATCATCTGGTTCTTCTGACGCCACTAGATTATAGACTGGTGTGGGCTCAACATAGCTTGTATCATCGATAAAATCGTTAATCTTATTAAGGCTTCTAACTCTAACCTTGTTGTCCGTCTCCAGGATATCAAACTTAGGTGATAGAAATCCATAATAAAATGTGTAAGGGTCGATTACCTGTTTGGATAATTCAAATCCCTGACCGCGTCCAAATATATTATTTTGACTGAAATCGGTGAGAGTGATATTTCCTGATGAGTCAGATTTAGTTACTGGCTGATCGGTCGAAATGTCTGTTCTTAGTCTTTGAAAAGCACCTGTGGCCTGAGTATAAAAATTAAAATTGACCCTGGGATCTTTGACCCCCAGAGATTTAAAGTTGATAATGTGCTCTCTCCACTCCCTAAGCTCAAGTGCCTTAGACCAGAATCTCATATAGCCTAACTGACCTCCAAATCTTGTTTGCCTGGACATCTCGTTAGATGAAGTTGAATTTAAAAGCATATCACATGTTTGAAGACTCTGGGATCCAACGACAATAAAGCTTCCTGAGACATTATATTCTGAAGATTTTACCTGAAAAATATTTGACGATAATGGTCCCTCAACAAACATGGATGAGGTGTAATATGCCTCTTGTATCTTTCCAAAGTTTTGTCTTGCACATCTCAAAAAGTATGATGCAGTTTGAAAAGATTGTATTTCTAGATTGTCACTTCTATTCCTTCCAAATGAAACATTCCACACATTCCCATCAAAAATATTCACACCTGTTAAAAATATCTCTAGGATCGGAGAGTCAGGTAGTGATGTTGGACTCGCTAATAGCTTTAAAGATCTACTGGCAACCACAGAAGAAGAAACCACTAAAAGATTACACGAGACACCGTGAGATCCAATATTTCCAGTAGAGCCAGTAAAGTGGGTTCCTGTAACGTGTAATCTAGCAAGACTTTGTGTGACTGGCCACGATTTAACAGTAACAGGAAATCGATATCTGCCTTCATATGTAAACGAGCCTGACGTGAAAAGTCCGTCGGCCGGAATCGGTGAGACTCCGTGAATACCATATTTAGTCGGATTAATTGAATTTGCAAAGATAAAGTTTCCAGGTTGGGCCTGGGATGGTGGAAATCCGACCTCCACTCTAGACCCAGATAGATATCGAGACTGAACCACAGGAATATTGTCAGCTTTTCCCTGAGAGTTTGGTGAAGACGGGGTTATGGGCGCAAAAGCACCGGAGAAATTCATTAACGTCGCCACTTCTGTCTTAGTTTCTCTTAGTCCGCTTAGGCTTCGTCGGACAGGCCCTCCGTATTCTCTAATTCTAAAATTATTATCTGGGTTTATTCCAATTGACCTAATTATCGCCTTTATACTGTGAACAGTTCCTTTAGATCGAACGATGTCATTTAGATTAGTTAAGATTCTTCTCCAGATTTGATTTTGAATATAATATAAAGAATGATTTGAATAACCGTAGTCCGGTAAAGTATTTTCTCCATGGACATACTGTTCAATCGAAGCTCCAGCAAAAAAGGTAGGAAGATCAAATCCAAAATAGTGAGCATAAAATGTTAAAAACTGATCTGGAATGGTGTCAATTCTATCATAATCAACTGTTAAAAGTTTTGAAAAATAATCTGTAAATAGCTTAAGTTCATCAAAATATTTGGCCCAGACAAACAAAAACGAAGATAGAAGCTGAGCACTTCCTATTTCTCCCGAACCAGGTATAGAAGATCCCTTTATTTTTTCAACTATGGTCCCGTCTTCGGCACTAAACCCGTCAAAGATCTCTCCTTCCCAGAAATAATGTGGAGGAATTAA